TTTCGCCTTGAATCTCGTGTATCCGTTCAAGATACCTGCCTTTTTCGTAAATCCGAATCTTCAAATGTTTCGTCTCCCGATTCGCAAACGGCTGGTATTCCCATGCGAGTACATGGTACTGAACTTTCTTGATGTTGTCCGGCAACGTAATGGGAAACCATATCGGCGGCTGGGAGGCATCGATCTCGCCTCCACCATCCGGATTGGGATACACATAAAAAAGGCCGTCTCCATAACGAGACACGTCCAGGGCCACCTCATAGGCGGTGTTCATTAATTCCACACGCTCTAAAATAAGATTTAGCGTATCCTGCTCTTTACTTCCCGGATCACCCGCCGTGATGGTTGGGGGCTCACCAAGCAGCAGGTCGGCTACCTTCAGGGACAGCAGCTTCTGATAATTGACGATGACTGGATAACTAACGACATCGCCAAAATTGCCAATCACCCGTTCGATGCGCTGAAATTGCCTTTTGTAAACTGAAGCATGTTCATTCTCGAATAAAAGGCGGTTTTGCCTATATCTCCGCAAACGGCGCTTCTCTGATTCCGGCGGCCATGGTTGGCCTTGATTCAAAAAATCCAAATTTGTAAGCATGGTTCACCCCCTATACAGCAACGTCGAGCGGCCCAAGCGCGCCTTTGAACATGATCGTATGCACAAAATAACGATCCCCATCCATGTGGTGATCATTCTTTTTAAGCGGCTCATCTTCACCTTTATCCGCTGCTTTCGGATCCCAGACATAGGATGAAAACTCCCGGAACGTCTCCGTGCAGCAGTCGTTATAGGCGATCATGTCTTTGTTCAGCGCTGTCGCCATATTCCGGATCCCGTCAGCAACGTCGTTCTTCGCTTTGATGACACGCAAAAAGCCGCGTTTGCGAATCGCGGCGATAAAAGAAGCAGCGGATGGGTCGACGATCACGGCTTGGATTCGAAGCTTCCCGATGAATTCCATCAAGTCATCAAGATACTCTTCATCCGTCTTCTGCTTCCCGGTTGTCCTGCCGTCATAATGATATTCCTTGATCTTGTACCATTTCTTCGCATGTAAGCCCCATAGGCCGAATGTCATCGGGTTTTGGGTGCCGTAGTCGCAGCTGACGTAATATTCCCGATACTCCCGTTCTGACGTCGGTACGCGATGTCGATCATCAAACATATCGAAGATAATTCCCTCTGCCATGACCCAGAGCCCGAGGATATACCGCTTGAAGAACACACCGGAATACATCCGCCGATAGCGTTCTTTGATGCGCTCTGACAGTGAGAGGTTATCGTCCATCGTGAAATGCAGATGCAGCGCCCGTTTTTCAGCTGCTTTATCGAGCCATTCCAGCTTGAACCAATGATAAGGTCCGGCTGGGTTGCAGTTGAACCAGAGTTTCGAACCATCAACAGAACAACGCGCGGTTGCCTGGTTGACGAACGATTGCGGCATGAGTGCCACTTCGTCAAAGAACATGCCGGCCAGCGTAATCCCTTGAATGAGGTCCTGGCTGCGCTCGTCTTTCCCGCCAAACAAGAAGAAGTAATTCGTTGTTATTCCTCGTGTGATCGTCAGGACGTTATCCGTGATATTGTCATGAACGTAATAGCCACGGCTCTTCAACATGCGCTTCAGCGGGCCGATGACATTCCGACGCAGCGCGCCGATCGTCTTGCCCGACATGCCGAATTGTTCGCTGACGAATGAATCCATCGCCCAACAAATATACGAGAACGACATGGCCACCGTCTTGCCTGCGCGCACCGAACCGTCAGCAATAATCGCATCTTGATCCTTATGCGGACTTCCGGGCATCCACCAGGTTAGCACCTGCAATTGCTTCCGAGAGAATGGCGCCCATTTGAAGGTGGGCTGATTGAGCTTAGGCGCCCCCATTGCTCCACACCTCCGCCGCCATTCCTTTCAAAGCATCCAGGAATCCGTCATCCGGCGCATCCGGATCACGCCCGTTCTTCATGATGTGCAACTCATGTTTCAGTTTCTCGATGCGTGCCAGCTTTTCATCGTCCACAGCGACCAGTTTGTTTTTCAGTTCGATCGCTTTGATCTTTTGTCCCTGTACGCGCGTCAATGCCTCTTCGACATGAAGGATATCCTCAATCACACGATAAGACGTCTCCTCGATCTCCGTCGTCACGAGCTCGTCTCGGGAGTTGATGACGGTCTTTGTCGTGCCTGTCCGCTCGTCATGGATGGGGAAGGCTTCTTTCTTTGTTCGGAGTTGCTGTAGGACACGCCGTTGCGTCTCATTCAGCCCGGCAGTCAAGTTCTTAATTCGCTGCAGCATGCGCCGTTCTCGGATAGACAGTAGTTTGATCGACTCATCGGCTTGTCTTACTGGGTCAGTGTCAATCTGCTCGACCAGCTCCTGCTCGTCCTCTTCCAGCGCATCCAGCCAGATCGTTTCATGCTCTCCCGTTTTGACGGCCTTCTTGTTGCCAGCTGGCCCGCCGTGCCCCCCGCGATTGCCGAGGGCGTTCTTGTTGCCCTTCGGGGCGCCGCCGCTCCGCTTCCGTTTAGTAACGTTACTATTCGAATCATTGGTAACGTTACTTTTCAGCGTAGCGTCCCATTTGTCCTGCGACTTCCACTTCCTGATCTGCGTTTCGCCATGGCCGAGCGCGGCAGCGATGTCTTTGAGCTTCATTTCGCCGCCGCTATCCAGCCACATTTGCTTTGCCTTGTCGCGATCCGGACTGCGCTCTCGTGGCACTACATACCACCACCCCCGAACAGAGAAATGAGCCTCACGGCTCATCCTTCTGCAATTCGATATCCAATTCGATCAGCTTCCGCAGATCGTCTACTGTGTTAATCTCGATTCGATTATCTTGAAAATCCTTGACCCAACGTGCAACCGCCGCCTTAATGATGCGACGGTACTGCTCCTTGCTCTCAGCGATCCCCTGCATGACCTCAAGCTCGTGCTGAAGTAATAAATCATCTTGATTCGGCATTGTTGTCCCCTCGGCTTTCCAGTAAGATGGAAGCGAGATAGCGGATGTCTGCATAAATGCCGCGCGCGGCGGGCCGCTATCTCAGCCGGGGGAACCTGGTGTCGAGGAAGGGGGCGTTAGCGCGCCCTCTTTCTTTTTATGCCGTATTTTCTGCACGAAATAAAAGGACCGGCTCGATGCCGGTTCCTTTTCGGAATCTCTTCTTGATCACATCACAAAAAACCGGATCCAATTCCAACGTCCTACATTCACGCCCCATCTGCTCGCAGGTCATGAGCGTCGAGCCGCTGCCACCGAATAGATCGACCACAACATCGTCTCGCCGGCTGCCATTACCGATCGGGATTGCCAGTAACTCAAGCGGCTTCTGCGTTGGATGAACGTACTTCGTCACATCGCCACGCGAGACCTCCCACACCGTAGACGGCTCCGGTGCCTCGGCGGACAGCCCGGCGCGCCATACCGTCGACTGCCGGCGGTCACCGTACCAGGCTGGCGCCTTACCTCGTAAGTGGGCATAGAAGACCGGCTCGTGCTGCCACCGATATTGGCTCCATCCAAATGAGGCGGAGTTCTTGACCCAGATGCACTGGGATCGAACCACGATACCAGCCGCGTTCATTGCGTCCTCGAACTGCCGCTGATATGACGACGAGTGAAACACATAGATCGCTGCCGTCGGCGCCATGTTGGCCGCGTATCGCTCGAAAACGGCATGAAGAAAGCCCGCAAATTCCTCCGCGGGCATGTCGTCGTTCATGATTTTATCGCGTCCATCGGCGGCCAGGCGTTCGGAGTCGCTTTCAACTGCCACATTGTACGGCGGGTCCGTCACCACCAGTGCAGCCAGAACACCATCCATGAGCAGTGCCACATCAGCTGAATCCGTAGCGTCGCCGCACATAAGTCGATGCCGGCCAAGCTGCCATACATCGCCGCGTCGCGTCTCAGGCTCCTTGATTTGCTCGAGCGCTCGGCCGACGTCGAAGTCATCCTCGACGACCGGGTCCTCAACGTCTGGACCATCACGCGGTAGGCTTGCGATCAGATCGCCGATCTCGTCTGCCTCGAATCCGCTCAGCTCCAACTCCGCGCCGCCAGCTTGCAGTTCATCCAACAGCCGGCCCAGTGCAACTTCGTCCCAGCGGCCGCTGATCTTGTTCAGTGCCATGTTGAGCAGCCGCTCCTGCTGTTCGTCGAGGTCGACGACGGAGACGTCCACTTCCCGATCACCACGGGCCGCGAGAATTTTCAGCCGCTGGTGTCCGCCAACCACGTTACTGGTCCGTTCGTTCCAGACGATCGGCTCAACATAGCCAAAGGTTTGGATGCTGCGACGGAGCTTCTCGTATTCGGGATCGCCGGGCTGCAAGTCGACGCGGGGGTTGTATGCGGCTGGGTTAAGTTGCGTGATCGGAACCGTTCTTATAATCATGGCGTCCTCCTTGTCTGTGATGATCCTGATGTTTCAAAATAAAGGTTTGCCCCGAAACCAACAACACCGTCGGTGTACCGCGTTTTTGCGTAAGTATCGTCACGATCGG